CTTTAGCAGTTGTGAGGGGTGGTACAGGTCAATCAAGTTACTCAACAGGTGATATACTCTACTATAATGGATCCACACTCACCAGATTGGCTATAAGTTCATCACCTGGTGATGTACTCACAGTTTCCGGTGGTTTACCATCTTGGCAGGCAGCTTCCGGTGGTGGTAGTGGTGGTATGACTGCTGGTGAGGCTAGTATAAGTCATTTTTCGACTGAGATCAGTGCATCCGTTACTGGTGGTCCATACGATTATATGTATAACCAAAATCCTTATAATATTGGAAGCTCGTCGTCAGCGTTTAGTACTATAAATATTCAAACAGCAATGACCCCCGGTCAGAAATTGATTATGAAATTGTATACGAGTGGCGTTTCTTGTGAAGCAAAAATCGTAAGATCTCGTGATTTATCGGTTACGATAGATGGTTCTAATCATACCATTAATAAAACAAATTTTAGAGATCATGCTCTCTCTTTTCCATATGACACCGACCCAACACCAAATAAATTTTTAATACTTGAAATTACAAAAGAAGATACTCAAAAAGTATCTATCGAAGCAAAATTATCAAACGCGGAATTTACAAAATCAGGGGAAATTGATGCGTCTTGGTCTTCTGATTATATAGACACAAATAATTACGATACTGCGATACATAACATAATTCACGGTGGATTAAGAAGCATAAACGGGACTCCATTCAAATTTAGATTTTCGTATTTCGGGGTCGGTCATTCACACGACATATATTTTCAACAAGATGATCCAGGTGGCCTTTCAGTTTCGGCAAGTTCAATAGAATTTTATTATAACAATAGTACGTCGTCTTGGACCACGGCGTCTCAAACAAATGTATATACAAATTTTGATAAAAGTACTAATTTGGAGTTCGCGAACGGTAAATACTACCATATACACCACGAAGTTATCGTAGCTGGTACGGATGATTATCCAAGTGCCATATTGTTCACAGTAGAAGAAATGAATGCTGCTGCATCCAGTGGTGGTGGTGGTGGTGGAAGTTATGGTACAAGTGATTTCACTAGCTTTATTAGCGGTGGTACTTCCTATATTGATATTTCTCCAAGTTTCTCTCCTTCGAATTACAACTTTAATTCGACACCATATACTAGCTTTGTGTCTCAGTTTCAATACATAGATTTAGCTCATACTTTACCATCGAGTTTACCACTCGAGTATGAGTTTTTATTTACTAGTTCGTACGGCGTATCTGCATCATTTGAAATACGAAGATTGGGAAATGCTCAACCGACGAAGAACAGCTTTCCCGCTGGTGGTACTTCATGGAGTGGCTTGAGTACCACCACTTCTAATTTATACAGTGTTAAAATTAAATCAATTGATACATCACATTCTACGTGGCTTGTCGAATGGAGTGAATATACGTAAATATAAGAAATCATAAAGAACGTAAAGAATAATATTTAAAAAATAAAACCTTATTATAATATAAAAACATGTCTGGAGGTATTGCTCAACTCGTTGCTATAGGTGCACAAGACGCGCACCTCGTCGGTCAACCCGAAGTTTCCTTCTTTAGATCTAACTACAAACGTCACACGAATTTCGCCCAAACTGTTGAAAGACAAGTTATCCAGGGGAACCCAGCTGTAGGTGGTATGTCCACCGTTCGTTTCGAAAGAAAAGGCGATATGCTTGGGTACGTCTATATTGCAGCAAACACGGGTACCCAAGCTCGAGGTTTTAATGCCGGAGATTGGGTAAGTGCCATTTCCAAGGTAGAATTATTAATTGGTGGTCAAGTCATCGACGAACAAACGTCTAACTTTTCTCAGTACATTGCACCAAATTTATTAGCGCAAAACTTATCTAAATCTACATCTGGGTTTGGAGATGTAGCCACTGTAAATAAGTTTTACCCACTCAGGTTTTCGTTTTGCGAAAACGCACAAACGGCTTTACCATTAATTGCACTTCAATACCACGACGTCGAATTGAGAATCACGTGGGGGTCTAGTTTCGATCCTGATTCTACTGGGTCTGATGCTAAATTTGAAGTATACTCCCAGTTCATTCATCTCGACACGGATGAACGTTCAGCTTTATCGTCTAGACCACAAAATATGGTTATTACCCAAACACAAAAGGCGGTCGCGTCGGGTTCCAAAATTCAAGAATTGAATTTTAACCATCCAGTTAAGTGTTTGGTTGTGTCGGAAGGAGCTCAAGCGCTTGGTATATGTACACCATCCAATAAAATAAAACTCCAAATCAATGGTACGGATGTTACCGATTTCAAATATACAGAACCACATTACACCGCGGTAACTTCGTATTATCATACTCCATCGTCTAAAACCGAAGACGCTGCTGGTGGTCTTAATGACTCGTTCTTCTTGTACCCATTCTGTCTCGATACGTCTAAACTCCAACCAACCGGGTCGCTCAACTTCAGTAGACTGGATTCCGCGAGACTCGTAAATGACACGTCAAATTCTACCGAAAATGTATACGCCGTCAACTATAACATCCTCCGCATCGAAAACGGTATGGGTGGTTTAATGTATTCCAACTAAGCAATTTAATTTAGCCGCTTATTATAAATGTTTTGGCAATTAGTCTTTCTCATAGGTTTCATTTTTGTTTTAACATATGATCCGAAATCAGGTACTCTAAACCACTTGGTAAGTGACCAAAAATCACCCACACAAAACGCGGAGTGTAAAGAAGGTCATTATCAGGAAATTCAGTTTGCACAAAAGGGGTACGAGTGCCCCCAAGAAAAACGTGTTCATATGGGTGCGATTATATGAACTTAAAAACTTAACTCGTATTTTTATATATAAAATGTTTACATTCGATCGTGATACCGCGACCATAGTTGCCGTGCTCATGTGTATTGTCGCCACAGTATACATGTACAGAGAACTTAACAAAACGAAAACTGAAATGGAAGGTGTTAAGGGATTTTATGGAAATCTCATGGCGCATTTATCCAGACCAGTACCAAAACCAATTGTCAGTGAAGAAACACAAAATGAAGAGGTTTTGGAAACCCAAGTTGAAAAGACTGAAGAAGATTCTTCAGAATAATCATCTTATTCAATTATAACTTGCTAATGAGCAATGAAAAAATATAAAGCAATTGCAATACCCGTCACGTTTATAGGTGATAAACCACGATTTCTCACCGTCCGGGATCGAAGGTTCAAAGATTGGATTTTCGTCACCGGAGGGTGTAGGCGAAGAGAAATACCGAATCCACTCAGGTGTGCTTTGAGAGAACTCGAAGAAGAAACCAGGGGAGTTATTTCTTTAAAAAAGGGTGAATATACCGATTTTAAGTTTACAGTAAAGGAAAGTCCAGGAGTTGACCTTGAATATAACGTTTTTGTATTTTTCGTAAACTATTCTATTCAAGAACAAGCTGAACTTATACGTAAGTTTAACGAAGAAAAACAAAAAATGAATCTTCGAAAAATTCAAAAACAACCTATTAAGAGAACACACGATGAAAATGATTTCATGAATTTTGAAACACTCGCCGAGTTCAGTACAAAAAAACAATGGGACCGTATTGTTAAAAATATACTCAATAACCCAGAGTTTTACGCGTGTGTAACTTCTCTTGATAGAAAAACCTTCGCTATTAAATAATGAAGTCCAAGAATTACATTTTATCCCAAATACACGATCTTCTTATAGAAAGACATGGGTATACTTCGGAACGTGCTAACAGATATATAGAATTACACAAAGATGACAAAGTTTATGAACTTCTCGTTCTAAAAAAGACTTTATCAGAAGAAGAAGAGTACCCAGAAGTTTCATATAGACGTTCTATTTGGCACCATGAATATGAAGATGAATGAATATAAAAAAATAAAACGAATATTTGGTAAGTATGTTTAAACGCTGGTGTAAAGACCAGGGTTTTACAAATAACTCCAATCTATCACATGTGCTCATGGATGGCGGCGTTCTGTCCGTGCCATTTGATAGATTGAACGATTTTTATGAAAAATGTATAGAAGCTTATAATTCAAGTGAAAAAATTTTTATAGTCGAACAAAAAACGGAAAATTATAATTTTTTCATGGACCTCGATTATAAAGATGATGATGAACTAACTTTTGAACAAATTGAAAGTATTTGTAAAGTTATATGCGATAAGGTATCGAAGTTTGGTGGTAAAGATGCTTTAGTCTCCGTCGCTGAACCTAAACCCATAGGAAACCTTATAAAAACAGGTATACATATAAACTGGCCAGGGTTTGTTGTAAACAGGTCATCGGCACTGGCTCTAAGAGATCACGTTATAAACACTCTAAACCTAGCGTATGGTTCACGTGATTGGAAAGACATTGTTGATATTTCAGTCTATGGAAATTCTTCACG